TCACCTGTTCCCCAAGTAATGATTTGTTTATTAGATTGATTTTTAACTGTAATACAAAGTATTTCTTCAGTAGGATTTTCTACATCTGGAAAACCATTTTCAGCACTACACTCAATATCTAAAGTAAATATTTTAATTGCGTCTTTATTAAATTCAACTTCATTAGGATGTTTGTCTGATATGTATTGATAATGATAACGATCCATACCATAGATCGGTGCGTTGTCTGTATTGTAATGTCTTTTAAAATCTCTTGCCTTTTTTATACTACCAAACGTAATAGGTTTTAAATACTGACCTTGTAAGGTTTTAAATTGAGTTTCTTCTTGTGTCATAGCGTAAAGAGTAGGACTATAATCTATTTTTTCTTTATAGTCTTTACCATCTCTTACGCCACGAACAAGTAATTTGCCGTGATGTTCTATTACATTTTTATAAAAGTTCATTATTTAATAAGTGTACAATTAATCCATCGTGTTCTGGTTTTAAAGTTATTTGACAAGATAATCTACTTTTACCTTCAACAAAATTTTCTTCATATTCTATTAAGTGACCTTCTGGCTTATTATAATCTAATTTGCCTAATTTGTCAAGCCACTGATCTCCTATGTGAACATGACAAGTACAACAAGCACAACACCCACCACAAGTAGCAGGTATTTCTGGTATAGGTACCTGTGAATAAAACTTGGCTGCCTCCATTAGAGTTGTATTTTCAGGCACTTCAACTCTAATTTTAGAGCCGTTCCTTACAAAATAAACTGTTATCACTAATCTAGTTTCGGTAGTCTTGTTTCTGTTATTAAGTTTTTATCTGGTGTTAATATACTACTTGTATTTGCTTGATATGAATTTAGTATATCTGATTTTGGTTTAACACTTGTTACAATTTTATCTGCTGAAATTGTAATCTTATCTTCATCAGCATAAGGCATATATGGGGTCATCATTAATTTTACTGGTTGACCTGGTGCCTGTTGAGTAGGAATTATAACAAATGATTTTTGTAATATGTAATTACCAACACTATCTTTTTCTATTTTAGCAATTACATCTTCGCCTGTAGCGAGTCTTAATATTTTCACGTCTGACATAATATCTCCTTTAATTATTTTAATATATCACAAATTGACTTATTTGTCAATGTTATTAGTTTTTTCAACTGGTCTTAATCTTTTACTTAACACAAAAGTTCTATTAGGGTTGACACTTACATTCATTTGTCGCATTAATTCTCTATTAATAAGCAAATCAGAACCAGAACGAGGTCTAGCGTCTAATCCTACTTCTATATCTTTATATGTAAATCCGTTAAATGAAATGTCCATTAATATTGTTGGTCTTGTTTCTGATGGATCTTCACCATCAGCATTTGCTCTATAAACTTTACTTGTACCGTGTCTTGGTTTAGAAAAGGTTTTACCATTGTATTTCCATTTAATTGTTTTACTTTCTTCTAATATTTCATCAGCATGTAAGGCACAAGCAAGAGAACCATTTCCTGTATCAAATTTTGCTCTTACTTTACCTACTTCATCTAACTCAACAGTTTCTAACCAACCACATTCACTAGCGGCTTGTCTATCCCAATGACTTCTTTTTGAAACCCAATCTATTAAATTATAAATTAATTTTTCACCATCAATTCTACCTGATGGTTCTGGATCAGAATAATAATCATTGTATTGATAACCCTCGTAATCAGCACCTGAACCTGGACTACCATTAATTTCTAATATATAAGGTTTATTTTTATAGATAATATGATCTACTCCTACCATATATGCTTTTGAAACTCTACTTGCTTTTAAAACTATTTCTCGTTCTTCATCACTTAATTTATACGGTTTTGCCTCAGCGCCTCTATGTGTATTTGATCTAAAGTCATAACTAGAGTGTATTCTTTTTGTTGACGCAAATATTTTATTATCTACGACAAACGTTCTTACATCAAACGCTGTTGGCATATATTCTTGTATTAATAATTCGGCATCGTGTTTCCATAATGATTGAATTGTTGATACAAGACCCTCATAACTTTCAATTTTAATTACACCAATACCTTGTGTTCCTGTAAGTGTTTTAAGTATAATAGGAAATTTGTTACCTACTAATTTTACTGCGTCATCTATATTTTTTTCATTCGATACAAATGCTGTACGTGGTGTAGGTATACCAAATTTTTCAAATAATAAAGCAGTTGTTAATTTATTATCACAAGTCAACATCGCTGATCTTGTGTTTAACATAAATGCTTGTGAGTTTTGAAAAGCAGATAGTAATGATAATCCTGCTTCATCTTCAATAGAGCCTGCTCTTGTAATACAAACAGTATCTTTACCTATAAAAGTATGTTCTGAATCTTTACCGTCAAAGTTATAGACAGTTAATGTATTTTTTTCTTCGTCTTTTTGTGTAATAATAGCGTGTTTTGTATTAATGATAATACATTTAAAACCTTTTTTCTCACACGCTTTTTGAATTAATGAAACTGTTAATTCTTTTTTTGCTGTTGAACCAGATTTTTGTTTTTTAACATTAGGTAAAGATTTAGTTATAACAGCAACAGTTATAGGCTTATCTTTACGATCACTGTCTTGTTCAACTATAAATTCTTTAAATTTTGGAACTTGCATTTATTTCTCATCTGTGACTTCTTCTTTATTTTCTACTTTTTTACCAATGTTATATTTTGCTAGTAAGTTCCATTCTTTTTTTTCTTTAAAAGGCAATACTTTAATTTGACTTAAAGGTGCTTTATCTTCTACTCTTGCTTTATCAGTGATATCAATTAAATTCCAATCTTGTAATAAGATAGCAATTGTATTTCTTCTTTGAATATCATTTTGTATTAAAGTTGCTTTTTTGCCGTCTAAAGCAAACAATTCTTTAAAGTGTGTGATAAAGTATTTACCTTGTTTATGTAAAATATGACAAGATTGATACAATGTCTTGTCTTTACGACTAGCAACACCGATACGTGTTAATGTTTCTCTAATTTTTAAGAAGTCGTCTGGTTGTTTTATAGTTACTTCAAGCATACTATCAGGCGACCATTGTATTTCTTCACTCATCTCTTTGTTCTCCCACCTTTATTCAAGGTCTCTTTTATAATTTCAATTTGTTGTTCTGTTAGTATGTTGAGTGCCTGTTTAGCTTTTTCATTACTATAACCATAATACTCTTTGACATACTCTAAATTTTTCAATTTGGCTTGTGATAACCACTTGCCACCAAATCGCTTTCTTTTTCTTATACTATTTAGTAGAAAGTGAAATTGTAGTTTTTTATCTAGGAAATGATATCCATTCATCTCATTTGCCTGAGCAATACAATCGTAAAACATAGACAAACATTTATTAACTATAAAAGGTGGATATTTCTTCTCCCAAGTTAAATCGTCTGTGTCTAGTAATGATTTTTTGTCAAAATTAATTGCGTTTAAGTAGTCTTTCAATTCATACATGATATAACCCTTTTACTATTTTTTTAAATGTTTATTGTGACCTTTGTGTGAGCCCATGTAGTAATCGCCTGGTTCATAGTCCCATACCTTACCGTGATGTCCTCTAAAGTCAGCCCAAAACATTCTCAATCTAACAATCAGTTTTCTGAAAAGTGTTCGTCTAGCCATTCTCTCCTCTACTTAAATTTACAACTCGCCATTATTTCTGTTAAACAAGCAACCATATTTATCTCCTGGTCAGCTACAAAGGCAGCTTTATATTGATAACCGGCAATAATTAATATCGCTTGAGGTATAGATTTAGTATCTAAATTTTCATACAGTAAATCGTAAATTGTTCTAAACAAGTGAGATGGCTCTTTATCTAAATTCTGTACAACCCATTTTCTCATATCGTTAAATCGTTTCTCTTTTAAAGTCTTCATCAACTCTTTATGATTGACTTCCGAGATACTAAACAGAATACCACTATCAATCTTACCTCTTACTGAATATCTTTGAAGTTCGTTAATCGTTCTTCTAAAGTCTGGATAATACTTTTGAATTAACTCTGCCAACACTTTTTTGTCATACTCTATATTTTCGTCTTTTAAAACGTCTTCTAATCGTTTCATAAGAGCACCAGCAGTTTTTCTAACCTGACCATTGGTAATTTTAAAGTCAATCACTGTACAACGACTATGAAGTGCTGGAATAATCTTGTTCTTGTAATTACAAGTAAATATAAATCTACAATTATTATAAAATGTTTCTATAAAATTTCTTAAAGCAGGTTGAACACTATCAGCGTTCATATAATCTGCCTCATCAATAATAACAACTTTGTGATTAGCTTCTTCAGTAAGAGATACAGTAGAAGCAAAATTTTTAATCTTATTTCTTAATGTATCAATCTGTCTACCTTCATCTGAACCGTTAATGATAATGTAATCTGTACCTAATTCTTCACATAAAGCACGAGCCACAGTAGTTTTACCTGTACCTGCTGTACCTGATAATAGTAAATTAGGTATTTCTTTTTTCTCTAAAAACTTTGTAAATGTATCTTTTAATTCTTCAGTAAGAATACAATCACTAATCTTTTTTGGTCTATACTTTTCGACCCATAAAAAGTCACTCATAATATAATATACTCCTCAATTTAAATCAATCCAAGTATAAGTTGGATCTTTTGTCATACTATCATAAATGTTAGGATTTGTCAATAGTGCCCTACGATATGGTGTCCATCTTATACCTACACCCCAACCTAACCGATTTATAATTTCTTTTTTAGTCAAACGTTTTTCGTCTTTAATCCATTTAGTAATTCTTTGTACTGCCTCACTTTCACTCATTTTACCTACACACTGAATTAGACCGTCAATGTAAGCACTCATACTTTTAACCTCGTCTTTAAAAACTAAATTATGTTTAATATGATTAAGTGATTCGTTAGCATAGTCATTTCTTAAATCTGTATTGTCTAAATGTAAATTAAATTCTGAAAGTAATTCTTCATCTGTATCTATAAACTTACCTTCATCATACAATTCTCTATAATAATCTGCGTTGTACATAATGTAAGGTACGCCATTCATCATACCATCAGTAGTTGCCACAGACCAGCCACTATAAGATTGTTTAGGAGAATATCCTACACAACACTTTTGTAAAAACTTATAATAAAATTCTTTATCGCCTTTATCTACAATGATATAATCTCTATCAGGTTTTTTGGCAAGAGGAACCCAAACTTTAAAATCTTGCCTTTGTTGATAAAGTTTATCAGTGACTTTTAAAAATTCTTTATAATGTTTATATG